CCCAATTTTTTTTTTTTTTTAAAATATGTGGCGAGCAATACGCCTGTGTCCGGGGAGTTTCCTCCTCCATCAGGCGAAGGGGCTGGTAAGCTAATCGGCGCGGGGAGAGCAGACACTCGACGGATAGAGCCGATCGTGTTGGTTCGCTGCGCATATTCGAGGGCATCGATGATAGGACGCGTTACCGGCGAAGTCACCAGTTTCTGACTGGCGACCCACTCGCCGGCATGGACGATACCGGCCGGCTCGTCCACCGGGCCGGGGCGGGTGAATCCGCCGGCGGCATACCCCTGCGCTTCGGAGGCCTGTTGCTGTTTCTTTATAGCCGCGATCTGCACGGCGCCGGCAGCTACGGCCATGGCCGCCGCAATAGGAGCCATGATATATCCGACGATGGGTATCGCCGCAGCCGAGCCATAAGCAGCCAAAGCGTTCTGAGCAGTCTGCGCCACGGCTTGGATCACCTGCATGGCGAACATCTTGCGGTTCGCTTCGTTCTTTGCCCGGGCTATCTCATTCTCTCTATCCTGCTCGAGCTTCTTGACTTTGTAAGTATTTCCTTCGGCCAGCGAAATCTCTTTGTCGTAGCGTTTCTCGATGGCGGCGGTCTCCATCTCCATATTCGACTGGACTATCGAGGATATTTGCGAGAAGATAGCCGACATTCCCGACATGATCATACCGAAAGAGTCGGTCACGGCTTTCCCGCCGTCGCTTTGCAACCACTCGGTCAGCTCGGCGTTGGCTTTCTCCATGGCATTGAAACTCTCCTCCGTAGTCTCTTCGAAATACTGCTTTTTCAATGCCTTTTCGGCGATGGCAGAGGCTTCGATGATTTTCTGCCTTTTAGCCTCGTCGTTTCCGGCCGCGTCGAGCATCTTCTTCGTCAAGGCATTCAGAGAATCGATTTGCAGCCGATACTGCTGCTCCCTCTCTTCGGCCGACATAAGGGATATCCCTTTGAAATACTCCTCATAAAGAGTCTTCTGCCTGTCTTGCGTCTCCTTGAATTTGGCTAGCTTGTCGGCTTGCAGTTTGTCGGTAATCTGTTTTTCAATCTCGGCGCGCTCCTGGCTACCCTCGGCATACAACTCTTTGAGCCGGTTGAGATATGCTATCTCCGACTCGAATTTCATTCGCTGGTAAGTCTTTTCCGAAATTCGGCCTCGCATATAACTGTCGGTATCGGCAGCATCGCGTTCCCGGCGTTCGGCTTCTATCTCCTCTCTTGCGGCATCGAATTGCTCTTTATTCCGCTGTGTCACCTCCTTTTCAGTGAGTTTGTCGAGCTCGCCGACGATATCGGCTATCTCCTTTTCCGTGGCCTCTGCGTTCTGCAACTTTTTGAGAAGATACTGTTTATCGAGCTCTGTTTTTTTCTCGATATATTCGTTGTAATCCATCAATCCGGTAGCATAGCCGGCGAGAGCCTTCGACTTCTCGATCGACAGCCAGTCGTCTTCTGCTTGAAACTTATTTCTTTCCCCGCTTTTCCCCACACTACCGGAAGCAGAGACAGAACTCATATTTCCACCGTCTCCCTGCCCGGCGAATACATCGGTCAAAGATATACCGTACACCTCGGCCAGTTTCTTATTGGCCGCTTGCAGCTTAGTCAGCTTGTCGTTCGCTTCGGCATACGCTTTCCACGCTGCTTCCGCCGCCTTCCGTTCATCGTCGGTTCCGGGAGCCGATTTACTTACCATGACATTCGACAAAAGCGCCGACTGATCTTGCGCATAACCGCCGCCCATGGCCGACGGGCTTATGTTGTATCTATCGATATATTCCTGCCTCCGCTTCTTCGCCCGGTCATAGGCTATGTCCGTATCGACAGCGTTTTTCTCCAACTCCGGCATGGATTGTTCTATCTCGACGATTTGCTCGGCATTCCTCTTTATCAAATCGGCCGCGGCCTTCGCCTTCGCATTTTTCAGAATCGAATCGGTCAATTCATCGTATTTGGCTTTGGCGTCTCCCAACATGATTTGTTCGGTCGACATTTTGGAAAAATAATCGGGATAGAGCGATTGCAACCGGCGGGCTGCCTCGATTCGTTCTTCCTTCGATCGGGCTTCGTCGACGGCTGCCCGATACAATGCACGCAAACGTGCGAGTTCCTCCTTCGATGTCGAGGCGGCAGCTTCCGAGACATCGGTGATGCTTTTCTCGTATTCCCGCTCGGCTTTGGCGGCCTCGGCCGCCGCCTCACGAGCAGATTTCATCTTTTCCCGATAGGAAAGCAAGGCTGCGACTCCGGCCGACAAGGCTCCTACCAATATCCCGACAGGCGACATTTTGGTCGTGCGATTGAAGGCCTTCATCACGACATCGGCTTTGCGGACCTGACCCTCTAATCTAAAATAGGCGTATCTGAGCAATAGAACGATACCTCTCCCTGTCGCCGCAATCGAATTTCCGGCCTTCTGCGTCGCATTCCAAAGATTTTGAGCGACGGTACTCGCCTTCACGGCGACCGTATATCCGGCTATACCGGCCGCCACAGAGACGATCAAAGCTCTATTCTCTTTCATAACGGAGATAACCTCCTTAAATACCAGGAGCAAGGCCGACGCACCGGTAATCGCATGACGCATGACAGGAAGCAGATCTTTCCCGAGCTCGACCGATAACTCGTTGAACGACTTTTTGGCCTTGTCGAGCTGCGCCTGCACCGTATTATTTTGGACATTAAACTCTGTAATGGCCGATGTGCCTTCATCAAATGCTTCCTGAGCCAGCTTTTGCTCTCTCCGAACCGATTCGATATTCCCGGCCAGCACCGACAACACGCTGGCCGCCCGTGATCCGTCGAGCTTCATCTCGTCGAACATCGGAGCCAGCGCCTGCATGCCTCCGGCCTTACCGAGGGTGTCGAGCAGTTGCAGCAAAGCCTCGTTCGCATCCTCCCTCACCAGCCGGGCGAACTCTTTCACGTTGATGCCTGCTATGCGGGCCAGTTTCCCCGGATCTTGATACATTTTCATGATAATGCCCTGCAAAGCGGTAGCCGACATCTCTACTTGCTGGGCGTTCTGGTCGAGCACCGAAGCGTAACCCATGATTTTAGGGATACTCATATCGGCCTGTTTACCCACACCGGCCATACGGTTCTCGAAATCTACCAAATAAGAAGCCGAAGCGGTGGAGTTTTGGGAGACTTCGTTGATGGCAGCGCCCACGGCCAGCATGGCTTTTCCCAAGCCCATTCTCTCGGCATCGCCGTAAATCGACGAAAGTTTTCCGATATCCCGGGTCGCCCCCTCTCCCAATTCGTCGAGGGCGACGTTGATCACATCGGCCGCCTCGACATATTCGATAACCGCCTGCTGCGAGGCGATTCCCAGTTTCCCGGCCTCTTGGGCAAGCTTGTTGAGCTGCTCGCGAGACGAGCGTGTATCCATCGTCTTGAACGATTCGTTCAGTCGCTCGACCTCTTCCGTCGTCATGCCGGTGAATTTGCGCACATTCGCCATTTCGCCTTCCATGTCCGCATAACTCTGTACAGCCCGCCTGCCGGTAATGGTCAAGCCGGATATCGCGGCCATGGACATCGTAAGGGCGCTTCCCCAGTCGTACATTTTTTTGGCGAACCGGGACCACAACGACTCATGTTCTTTCATCGAACCCTTTACGGAGTTCAATTCCCTTTGCACCGCTTTGATTTTTTCTATCTGGGCATTCCATGCAGCCGATCCCCGCTCGATATTGTCGAGCTGCTTCCGGAGGGTAGATAGCGTTTTAGAGAGCTCTCTCGGGGTAGCCCTGTCGAGACGGCGCATAACGCTCTCGGCTTGCTGAGCCGACGACGACATCTCCCTAATCTCCTTATTCGTCTTTTTCAGCTCCTTTTGGAGCTTGTTCATCTCGATTTTGTCTCCGGTATTCCGGGCACGGGCCAAAGCGTTTTCCAGATCCTCGGCTCTCTGCCGAAGAGCCTTCAAGCGATCCTCCGCGTTCTTGCCGTTCACCTCCAAGGTGATGGAGGCCGATGTTTCGTAATTGCTCATATCCGATTAATTTTTCACGAATATGGCCACTCCCGGCGAGAGGGAAAAAGACACAAAAAGAGCCTCGGGAAGATTTCCCGAGGCTCCGACGAGAATTCTATTTCTACAATAACGTATTACGAACGACGAGCTTTCCTTTTGAAAAAGCGAACGAGGCGTCTGCAAAGAGCGGCTATCGCCGTGACCGAAAAAGCAGCTACCACGATCCAATATATGTACGACAATACAACGCTAGCCGCCGTGAATGCTCCAAGAGCTATAATTATCACGAACAAGAGCACAAATCCTAAGGCCTCGATTATAAACATATTTCCTCCTTTTCTTCGAAGATACGAAAAACTCCCGGCATTCGCAAGCCGGGAGCAAAAAATTATCGCGCGGTCTCGTCCTTCGTCGACCGGAACGTCTCGATATATTCTTCGAGCATCTCTTTGAAGGCGAACAACTGCGGCTCC